GCTAAATCTGCCATCGGATATAAAGATTGCAATTCCATTCCACGTAAATTCCTCCGGGGTTGCACCCCGGGATAAAACCGTGTAGGAAATGCAACAACCGATAGTGGACGTAAAACTCTCTGAATACTCATGTAGAGAGAACTAGCGACTGCAACGCATAGTTTTTGAATATAAAATATAGAATTATGTAGGTGTGGCGTCACCAAGCATGTAGTACACCACGGGTGTGGACAAAAAGAACAAACATGTGAAGTCTGCGCCCGCCCCAACTGCCGTCTGGATAGTGGTATAAGCCAACTGATCAGTGGAAGTCGGGTTCGTGGCTGTCAGTGTCAACAATGCCGCCTCCTCATTGGTGCCATCATCTTGTGAACCCTGGATGTAGTTATCCCAGTTCACAAAGGCGAAATTGTACCCGAGGTTGTTCGGCAGTGTAAATTGAACACTGGGAGCGACGTTGGCTGCTGAAACAACAGCACCGGCAAGACCATCACGGAGGTTGTAGTACGAGTTGAAACGCGACGCACGAGTAGACGCAGAAGCTGACGCCAAAATCGTAGTTGCAATGGCACCAAACCTATTCGCTGCTGTAGGTCCTCCATTGTCAGTGAGACGGACAATTCGAATGTCGTCATACTTGATGGAAGGATTGCTAACAGTAACGGTGAAGTTGGTCGAACCACGATAACCGCAAAACATAGCGGAGATCCAGGTCATCATATGCATCGTGTTAAAGGCGAAGTTAGCCGTACCAGACGCAGCAACAACCTTGTTCGCTTGCGTGCCCATGTTCTCAGGTGTATAACCAGGACAATAGGGCATACGCAAAAACGACTTACGCACCAACATAGAAGCATTGCCTGTACCAGCGGGCAGTGGGAAAGTATCGGCGATTTGACTACGATGCAACAATTTACGCAAAGACAAAACAGATTCACCGAAATTCAATCCATACCTGTCAGGATGCGGTGTGGAAGGAGTACCAAAAACAGCGGTAGCCGGAACTTCCTCACCCTGCAATGCAAAGAACGAGGGTACATACGATGTGCCTCCGTTCGACACCCAACCTTGTGGATTGGCAAACTCAAAATCATCACCACCGGACACATAACACATAATGTACACAGTTGAGGGTGCAACAGGCGCTTCTAGTGCGTTGAACACACTGACAGAAAGCGAACCATTGTGAGCGCCAGAAACTGGAGCGAGGGCAGTACCGTCGTTCCAATCATTGTTCTGGGACTGTGCCACTTCCAACCAAGCTTGCGCCTGGTGGTATGGTACTTCAATGGTGATCTCATTTGTCTCAGCGAGATCAAGCACATGAACATAGACTTCATTCGTCTCTGTTACAGTAGTACTGATATCATTGACAGGATCAAACGCGATCTTGAGACGCCCCTTGTGGTACTTCGACGCAACCACTTTGAACCGAAACTTCAACGAACCTCGCCAGTGTTTGAACAACTGGGAGATGTACGCCAACGGTGGGTGATACGTCTTGTAACCAACTGTCGCAGGCACACTGTTTTGAATGGCCACGTTGTAGTTCAACGACGGTGTGACGCGTGCGTTATGCAACTTCGTGTCCACTGCGTCGGTGGTCTCCCACAATGCTACTGAGTACAAAGACTCCTTCTTCTTCAGATACGCCATCGACAATTCATCCTGACCATCCAGGCCAAACAAACTCGGATCAATAGACAATTCAGTCTTCGGATCGAGTGCTAGCTTCTGGAAGGGCACGGATATTTCGGCAGTGGCGAGATGAGGAGTAGACATACAATACACCGGATCAACATTGGAGATATTGGGAACATTCGTAAAACCAAAAAACGACGCAACTTTACTCAAAGTACGGGCTCCAATTTCAGTGGCACGCGCAAAAGATCCGATGATGGGAACATCAACCAAATAAGACGCAACATTTGCAACAGCTGTGGCAGGACCAGAAAT